TTTCTTACAATAGATCCATCTTCTTTCTCAAGAATTAAATAATTAGGTCCACGAAATGTGACTTCTGCTAATTCATCTGTATCTTTAATAAGTAAACGTTCACCAAGATTATAAATTTCGCCTTGGATATATTTTTCTCGAAGATCACCTACAGATTCTAGTTGCACATGCTTATAAAATTCAGTTTCTTCTTTTAGACCCATACCAGATCTTACGCCATTAAATAAGTCCTTTGAATCTTTATTACTAAAATTCTTTGGAAGGCCTTTTGTAAACTGATTAAAATCATTATCACTAGCTGCTGCTCTCATTTTAGATGCAGACATACCATCTACGCCTTCTGAGTCAGGGTCTCTTTCACCGGCTGATATTACATCAATTGTTCTAAAGTTATAGAAACCATACCGTTGTCCCGTTTTACCATTATACTTTGTCAATAAAGATTTAAATTCAGTAATTCTATCTGATCCAACTACCATTACTACATTTACAAATCCTTCATTGTAAATAGCATTAGCTGCATCGAATATAGTTTTTACATCTTTGTTTAACATAATATAACGAGCATGCTTAGGCATCATTTTCCTAGCATACTTAACTTTATCATTATATGGTAATGGATTTTTCTTTTTATCATTTGTTTGAGAAAGATAAATTCGGTATGGATTATTACCTGACTTAGAAGAAAGCACCTCTAGCAGTTTTTCATGACCAATAGTTGGAGGATTCATTCTACCAAATGTAAAATAAAGTGTCTTTGCCTCTTCAACAATATACTGCTTAAAAGAATTAATCATTACATATAGCTCACTTATTTCTATTTCTTTTACGATCAACTTCCATTCTACGAGTAGCTGGTAATTGTTTTTGTGCTAGTTGTTTAATACGTGGTCCTAGTTTAGCAATACGTTTTTCCATATCTGCCCGTCTTGCAGGAGACAAATCAGTTTTGCTAGAGCCCTTTGTAAATTTTTTAATAAGATCAGATTTAACTTTTCTAACTGCTCTGTTCATTAATTTTTCTTTTGTGGCAGTTCTATTTTTAGATCTTTTGATGCCAAGTTTAATACGAGGAGCAAGGACTTTCATACGTCTTGCAGCAGCTCTTCGCATTCCTGGAGTCCATGCTTCTGGTAAATCATCTTCAGTTAATTCGTAATCTTCGTTTTGAGTTTTTTCAACCATACGATCTTTTATTGCTTTAAGTTCAGCATCAATTTGAGCTAATTCATCAACTTCAGTAGCTTCATTGTATTGTTTAACCCAATGGCTACCATTTGGATCACTGCAATCATTTTCACAATCAGTTGTTGGTTTGTTTAGTTCGTCACCACAATCTTTACATACCAAGCAATGATCTTCATCAAGTTCAACAGATTCTTTAAAACCCATTCCTCTTGCCACATCATCAGGATTAACACCCAGTCCTCTTAGCACATTTCCAGCTCTAGATTTTAATGTCGGTTTTGGTTCTTTCGCCGCTCTTGCTTTATCTTTTTTAGCATGTGGACCTTTTCCCATTCCTCTGATTACATTATCTGGATCAACACCCATTCCTCTTGCCACGTTTCTTATGTCAACAGATTCTTTAATACCGGCATCTTTCTTTGCATGCTTTACCGAAAGAGCGATATCGTGGGCCAATGTTCTTGCATGATATGCACCACCCTTTGTATTGTCATCTGTTCCATTACCAACCATAGCATTTAAAATTTCCTGATCAGCTTTTGTCCAATCATTTTGTCTAATTTTGTCCATAAAATATTGTTGGGTTGCATCATCTATATTCCCAGCATCATGAATCTGCCTGCCACTGTTTGGTTGTTCGGCGTGCCGATTTCTTGCTATATCTTCAACATGAGCTAAAATAAAACCTAAACTTCTTTCGTTTTCTCTACGGTCTTTCCCCTGCGCTTTACCCTTCATAGCAGTGCCCTTTGCTTTTCGTAAAGCTACTATCATTCTATGAACTGATAAACGGGCATATGGAAACTGCATTTCCATGGCAGTTTTTTTACCTTTCGGAAGTTTCTGAGGTTTTCCTTTTGCACCTGGCACTAATTGTTTCATCTTGTCCATAAAACCTTCATCAACAGATTCTCTTGACATTTTATCTGCCCGTTTGCTAATATCTGATAATGTTTTTTGTGTGGAAGTCATTGTGCGAGTAGGTTTCTTACGTCCAGTTTTTGTACGGCCCATCGCGTCATCATGTTTGTTGTTTCTTTCGCGCTCTTGCTTGAGCCAATCACCTTTCATTTTAGGTGCTTTTTCATCAAGTTCAACAGATTCGCCTCTATTTGCATATGCTCTAAATTTTACAGGGTTTATTTGGCGCGGCTCTTTATGCGTCATTTTCTTTGCTTTTCTGAGATTGTCCATGCCCTGCATCGCCCGATATTTGGCGTTACCTCTTTCAGTAACTTTTCCAATTTCTTTAAAAACTCTATTTGTATCACGTTCTAGTTTTTCCATTGTTCTTTGATACTTTACAGAATTTCCAGTAGTTTGCATCATTTTTTCTAATTGTGTATGCATGTCTATGATTTTTTGCATTTCTGCTTGCAGATCACTGACAGCTTCTCTTTGTTCGGTTGGGACTTTGATATTACCATAATACTTAAATGAATCTCCAACCTCTCTTTTAGACCATGTCCACTGTTTTTTTGCTTTGCGATGAAAATCTTCTGCTTCTTTTTTAAGTTTCGGAAACTCATTTCCACGATCTTTACCAGCTGATGGAACTGTTGACTTTTGTACAAATCCAAGATGTTTGCCTGTCATTTTTTCTAGTTTATCTAGAACTTTATTCAATCCCTTGTCAATAAATTTGTTGACAATATTTTCATCAAGTTCTACAGATTCATTCATTTTTAGCCATTTTGCATCTGTTCTCTTTGGCACATTGTAATCAATATCCACTAGCTTTCCCCCAACTTTTAATTTTTTCGTCTGTACGGGTACGGTCCCAGGCTTTATCACATCAGTAATGATATTTCCCATTTTGTTGGGCGCACCGCCTTTGCCGCGTTTGCCGCGTTCAACATTGTATCCAGAAGCCCACATATAGTCTAGTATTTTATCTGATACTTCTTCCCAAAGACTATAAAGTTTGTCTACTGTACTCCCATGCCGTTTATCTACTTCGGGATTGTCATTGAGATAATCATCTATAGATAAGTACCAATCATTTAATGCTCTATACAAATCTTTTGGAGTCATTTTTTCAATTGGCGTCTTGCGAAATGAAGTCATCCTAGTCATTTTACCGCCTAGAGGTTTGACCTTTTTCATTAAACCATCAATCAATTTTAATTTTCTATTAATATCTGTAGCTATTTTAGCTTGTTCTGCATTTCCAGAATTCCGCTTTTTTGCAGTTTTCTCTTTTGTACCTGTCGCTAATTGTTTTATCTTATCCATGATACCTTCATCAAATTCAACAGATTCTTTATGTACAGAATAATGTGGTCCATCATCGTGTGGAAAAGGTTGTTTGTCTAAATGCCGGCTAATCCTACTCCCAACAAACCGCCCTACACGCTTTTTGCCTAGGGCCTTTCTAGTTGTTTTTACTAAAAAATGTCCATCTGGTCCATCGCCCATGACCATATATTTCATACCAGCTTTTTTGCTATCATGCACAGCATGAATTTCGTGGTTAAGATCAACTGAAAGGTAAACGTGATGCCCATCTTTATTTTCATTAAGTGTGCGCAATAGTTCTGTATATGTTTTATCCATTTTTCATCTTCCTGGTTTATCCCATCCTTTTAAAATATCTGGCGAAAAGTTGTTGTATGAAAATTCTAATCTGTCAACAATCTTTACCGCATCACCACCTAATTTGTCAATAGCAACATAACCTTCTTCGCCGGTAACTTTGAAACCATTTTGCGTTTTTACGAAAGTATCAATACTTTTGAGCTTATTAAGTATATTTATAAGTTTTAATTTTACAACAATTATTAACTTCTGAAGATCAAAAATCTTTTTAAGATTCTCTTTATTTTTTTGTGAAAAGAATTTTAAAAATTCATCACGTTTTATCATCTGGGCATTTTTACCTTTTTCAGTTTTACGCTTATCAATTTCTTTTTGATAGCGGGCAGTGACCCATTTAATTAATGCATTTACGTGTTTAGTTGTATCTTTTATTTGCTCGCCTTTACGAACAAATGTATTATTAAATGTCTCAATTGTTTGAGCTAAATCTCTATTATTTTCAAGAGTTTTTAATGTAGATGCACCAATTTGATTAAACAAAAAGCCTATTTCAGATAGTTTTTTATTTACATCTTCTGTTTCTTTAGCTGACATAGTAACTCTTGTTAAATCTCTTAGCATAGCATCTTGTGACCAAACATCTGCACTTTTTCTTAGTTTTGAAACGTCAACTCCATATGATGCTTTCATTGTCTCAAAAGAATTACCAGTGTATGTGGTATGCCATACAATACCCATTTTAGCTCTTTTTACTGCGGTTGCTGCAGCAGTTCCAGCTGGTATAGCATACGCAATAGTGTTTGGATGAAATACTACGTACTTCTGTCCGCCAATTGATTGAGTAGTAAGTTCTGATTTTGAATATAAAAAGTCTCCTTGGATCACACCTTTAATTCCAAGGGCAGGTAAATATTTTAGAGCTTCTTTTAATTTAGCATTCAAATCACCTTTAGTATCAGCATCAATCTCTGCATCTGTTTTATATACCATTGGGTTTTTATTAAAGATACCCTTTTTAGCTACAAAAAACTTTCCATCATTTGGATCAATACCAGCAAAAACGGCAGGAGCTCCATCCCATTTAACACTTACTTTACCGTCTTTTTTACCACCCAACATATCCCTTAAATCTCTTAAAGCAAATATTGCTTGTCGAGTTCCATTTACACCACCATAAAGAACACGATCCTCAATATGAGTCATGTGAGTGTTCTTTTGTTCTGTTAAATAATTATCAAATCT